ACATCGTATAAAGCACCAATCATAAAACCATTGATAATAGCTAATCTTACATCCTTGCCTTGCTGAACTGCTAAAGTCAAAGAAAATAAGATTAAAGAAAAAAATAAAAGAATGTATATCATATTTTAAAGATTTTTATTACTATTTAATATTTTCTTCATAACTATTTGTTCGTGTTCGCTAAAATGATGTAATGCTCTTGCAATTCTTGTTTCATCTTCTTTTGAATGTGCTTCCCAAAAATCCATTAAATTGATTAAACCACTTTTTGATGCTTGACTAATTATTTCATTAGCAATTCCTTTTCTGTCTAATTCTGACATAATAGCACATAAACCTGCTTCTAATCTTTTAACCGTATCAGTTAATTTAATTATCTCTTGTTTATCTTTTGGATTGTCAACTTTAGTTATTATTTCTTTTACAGTTTCTCTATTTCGAGAAGATTCTCCGTGGAATGGGTCGTAACAAGGCATATTAGTATAATTTAGCGGTGATTTTAGCTACTTTTTGTTCTATTGCAGGTTTTAAACTAATGCGTATATCAACATCAGTTAATTCAGAATCTTGCTTTAGAATTGATTTATAAGCTTCTTCAATGCTTTGCCAATCTAAAACAGAATCAACTTGTAATAATTGTTCAATCATTTGTAGTTTAAAAGTTACATCTTTAAAGTAAGATAATAATTCAGGGTTATCAGAATTGTACAAAAGCATTCTTGATGTGCTTACTTGTAATTCGTGCAAATGATTTTTAATAGTTAAGTTTTCCATTGCGTAAATTTATTAATAAGTTATTAACATTTTAAAATAATTCTATTTGATTGCTATCTTTTTTACTTACTATGCCTAAAGCTATTTCAAATATTGTTCTACCCGCTTCATAATCTACTAAATTACGTGCCATTTTTTGCACACTTTGTTTTCCTTTATATTTTCTAAAATCGTAATCGTGAAATTTAGATAAACTATTTATCAAATCTTTTTCTCTTGCTAAATCAGGATTTTTTCTTTCATTAAGATTTGTAGGTAAATTAAAATTAGTCCAATATAAATGCCTACCTCTTTTCTGTGCAGGTACTAATGGCTCGTAAAAAGGTATTACATTTTCTACACAATATTTTCCTTCAAAAAAATTATCTAAAAAAATTATTTCTTGATATAATTTCATATCAGGATATTCCATTTTTCTAATTGTTTTCATTGAAGTTTGAAATCTACTATGTGTCGGACAAGGTGGTGAACTCCAAATAAAATCAAACTCTTTATAATGGTCCAATAAATATTGGTGTGCATCGGCAACTATTACCTTATCGTTTGGAAAACGCTCTTGATATAATCTTGCAGCTTCTTCATCTAATTCAACTGCAGTTACTTCAATTTCAATGTTAGCTTCTTTTGCTACTTCATCCCACTTGTATCGGTTACCACCTAAACAAGCATATAAATTTAATATTTTCATATTTTTATATCTTTTAATATATCGTATAAATCACCTTCAACCTGTGGCAATCCAAAATTGTTTACTTTAAAGTTAAAATCTTCAAAACTTGCGTTTCTACTTCTTTTGCAACTTACTTTTACAAGTTCTTTATTAACTGTGTTTAGTTCTAATTGTATTTGTGTTTCTGCTTTCTTTTCTAAAAAGCTACCTAAATGTCCCGTTGGTTTATCTGTTCCAAAATTTGAGTGAATAACTGTTACAATATGGCAATTTAATTCTTTTGTCCAAGTCATAAGTTTCTGAACAACATAGTTACTTTCTTCTATGTTATTAACATCTGAACACAAATCTGCAATTCCATCTATTATTATTAAGCCTATATTTTCTTTTTCAAGTTTATCATATAAATACCATTCAATAAAATCAACTCTATCTTTATAACTTAATTGTCTAAGTGCAAATGTATGGTAACTTTCTAAATTATTAATTGATGCCATTTCAATTGGTCTTCTAAAGCATCTATAAGCATCGAAATTCGACTGCTCAGTATCAAAATGTATTATATGTTTTCCGTTTCTATGTCCTTTTAAATCTTTTGTAAATCCGTTTATTTCAGTAGCTAAATAAGCTGCACTTAATAATGACACAAAAAAACTCTTTTTACTCTTTGGTGGTGCTTGTACAAAAGAAAAATTCCCATAAGTACCTATTGGTATTGGATATTCAACTATTCCATCTTTTGATTCGTAAGTTTTAGTTCCACAACTAATTGCAGGAATTGGTGGTGTTTGTTTTACTAATGGGTCAATTATACATTCATCGTATAAAAACTCCATTGTAATTTTGTGTGTATCTTCATCTACTTGTTTCATAATATTTTATCTGATTTTCTAAAATTGTCTGATGCCCATAATGGTTGTAAATTTTTATAGTGAAATAAATTACACATTTCTTCTTCAGTTTTTGCTGAAGCTAAAGGTATTATATGGTCAATGTGCCATTTTCCGTAATTATCCCAATTCATACCATCAGTAAATTTACTTTCTATATGTGTTTTTGCTTCTTCAAAACTACAACCTAATAAATCTTTAGTTGTATTATTCTTTTGCCAATATTTTGATTTAAAAGCACTATTTGTTCTATGTCTTAAATTTTGCTTTAATTTAAATAAAACATTTGTTTTCCTTTGTCTTAATTCCCAATCTTTTTTAATTTTAGAAATATGTTGTTTGTTTTCTTCTCTATATTTTTTAAAATATAATTTTTGATGTTCAGAATTTTCTTTATTATATTCTTTTATGCAAATTTTGCATTCAGGTTTAACTCCAAATTTACCTTTTTTTTGTTTGTAAAATTCAGTTAATTCTTTTTCTTTTTTACATTTTCTACATACTTTCATATAATACTATTTAAAAAGGGTGGCTATTACACCACCCGATTAATTTAAAATGGCAAATCCACTTCTACTGCTGCTTGTTGTGTTGCAGGTTGTCCTTCTTTTTTAACTGCTTTAATGTTTCCATCAGTCCAAACTACGTTACCGTTGCCAAGGTAGTTTTTAGCTTTTTTAGCATCACGTTCTTCTTTAGTTTGTGAATCAGTTAACGATACGTTTTGACCCCATTGGTTAGCTTCATCGTTAATGTTTAATGTGCAGTTATAATAAACGGCTCCATCTTTACCCATTACAAACTTTTCTTTTGGTAGTTTGTCAACTCTAATGCTCAAATTGATAATTGAACTCATAATATATAAATTTACTTTGCCTACCTTTTTTTTCTGTTGTCGGCTATTCAGTTTATTTTACTTTTAACAATTCTTGTTTTGTTTTCGCTGCTAATTTATACTTTTTTTCGATAACTTCAATAGTTCCACCACTTTTTAAATATTCAATCGCTTTTGTAAACTCGGGTGTATTAACGTTTAACCATTTTTGGTCTTCTTCAGTTGTCGCATTTTTTGCACCATCTCGTCCGTGTGTATTAGTTGCATCAGCATCTTGTGTATCATCAATAAGTAATAAGTTACCTAATGCGTATTTTTTACCATAAGATGAAGCTGAACCATATTGTTGAGGCACTTGCATACCTTTTTGATTTAAATCTACACCAACTATTGCAATAGCTTTTATTTCATTAATACCATTGTTATCAATAATTTTAGCAGTTGATTTTAATACAGGTGGGTCAAAGCAAATTAACTTTTCAGTAATTGTAAAAGATACACCATATTTTTCATTATAAGGCTTTAACGCTTCTAATATATCTTCAGCTGAACGGAAGTTGTATTTTCCAAAAGAATTAAATTTTGATTTGTTAGCTTTAAATTCTAATTGAATTTTTGATAGCTTTTCGTTTAACATTAATTGTTTCATAGTTCGTAAGTTTTTTGTTTAATAATTGTTTTATACTCTTGTGGACATTCTTCATCACATAATTCAAATATGTGTGCTTTAACATCGTTTAATTTTGTTTCAAGTTCGCAAATACGCTTTTGTAATGCTTCAACTTGAAATCTTTGGTAGTCGATTAAATCTTTCATTTGTAATTGTTTTTAATTATGAAGCAAATATATAATGAATTTTAATACAAAAATAAACTTTAACAAAACTTTAACATAAAAAAAGAGTAGCCGTTAAACTACTCCTTCTTCAAACAATTAGAAAACAATCAGAAATTATAGAAACTAAAGAAATTCTTTTAACTTATCTTTGTAGTGTTGTATCATATCCTGCAAATCATCATCAGTGAATTTAACAATTTGTCTTGATTTTAAAACCATTTCTTCAGCTTTATCTAAACCCAAGTATTTAGCAAATAAGAATTGTTGGCCTTGATTTGTAATATTACAACCATAACATTGAACACCTGCGTTATTATCATCCCAACGTGTTGAATAATGTCTTCTTGATTGGAAGTGACCGCATTGCAACTTTTTCCAATGGTCTTTTTTACCACAAGTAACGCATTCAGCAATTTCGTTTTTAGCATAACGTAAACGAATGTATTGTGAAAATACAGTATCTAAATTTTTTACTATCGTTGAACGTTTTACTTTCATTTGTCAAATGTAAAAAATGTTTATTAACAAGTAAGTTAATAATTGAAGTACTCGCGCGTGTGCGCTTATTTAATAATATATATAATAATATTATAATATAATTTTAATATATTTTTTATATATATAATATAATATAATTAATAATAATATAAATAATAATATATAATAATTAAATATATTACTATCTCTTTTAATTTCTTTTTGTTTAATTACTTCTTTAGATTTAATATTTGATTGTTTAGATTGTGTCTTAACAACTTTAATATCTTTTTTATATAAACTATTATCTTTTTTCTTTTCGTGCTTTAAAACAACGTTAAAATACGTTTTACCATTATAAGTAAATGGTTTTAAATTATCTTTAGCTTCAATAGTAAAAGTTTCTAATTGATAGTTAAATTTAATTTCTACATTTGATGTATCAGTTGTAATTGTTTTTTCTGTTACAACTTCTTCTTTTTGTGTGATATGTTCGTTTTTAACCACTTTACGTGACCCACACGCAATTAAAAATATAAAACTATATAAACATATAACTTTAAAAAGAAAGTGCGTTAAATCGTGTTTATTTGCGTTATTCATTTTAAATGTCTTTATATTCGCTTTTAGCATCAAATGATGGACAAGCCTTAACTACACCTTTGAAATCTTTGTGACCTTGAACAATAGCATTTGGGAATTGCTTTTTAGCTTGTTTAATTAAATACAATAAACTTTCTTTTTGTTTAATTGTACGTGTGTCTTTTGGTCTACCTGATTCATCAATACCACCTATGTAACTAAAATGAATTGAATTTGAATTGTAACCTTTTACACCATTTGTTACTTGCTCGTATTTAGCTAATTCGTGAATAACTCCATTAGCATCAATTAAACGATGATAACCTACTGTTTTCCACTTTAAAGTATTTTTCCAATAATTTAAAATAGCTTCTTTTTTAGTGTTTGGTTGAGTAGCAGTACAATGAATGGTTATATATTGGATTTCTCTCATTTTATTTCGTCAATATCGTCTTTAACTTCTTTTGCTCTGTTTAATAACGCTTTTAGCATTTTCCAAATATCTATTTTTAATGCTTCTTCTACGTTTTCTTTAATGCTTACAAGTTCAATAAAAATTAATAAAATAGCAACTAATTTTGTAAACATAAAATCAATAGTAAAATGTAACTTAACAAACTCGTTTAGTAAGAATTTATCAATTACATACAATAGTAAAATAGTTGTTTGGTATAATAGCATCTTGCTTATAATGTGCGATAATCTACGTGAACGTATAGAACACAAACCATTTAGTTTAATGCTTTTAAATACACCTGTAAACGTGTCAAGAATGATACCAAAGGCTACCGCAATTAGTAGCCCTTGTATCGGTGCAAAAAATAATATTAAACCACTTAAAATATAATTAAGATATGATTTCATTATTTACGTTTTCAAATCTTAATAATTCAATTGGTCCGTCTGCGTCTTGTTCGTAACCCGCAAACGAATGACAACAATTCTTTGGGAATATTTCAGCACTTCCAAAGTCTA